CTCATAATTCAATGTTATGTAAGAAGGTTGATATCATTCCCCTTGAAGTGATTGTTAGAAACCTAGCAGCAGGTTCTATTGTCAGACAGACTACACTTCCTCAAGGGAAGTTGTTTTATAAACCATTAGTAGAGTTTCATCTTAAGGATGATAGTAAGGATGATCCACTCCTTACACCTGCTCGTATGATGTTAATGGGATATGATCCAGATACCTTTGTTGATACTGCTATTGCTATTAATACGGTTCTAATAAAAGTATTTCATAACATTGGACTTGATTTAGTTGACTTTAAAGTTGAGTTTGGTGTAGATAGTAAGGGGAATTTACTTCTTGCTGATGAGATAAGTCCTGATAGTTGCCGATTATGGAAAACTGGGACTAAACAAAGTATGGATAAAGATCTATTTCGTAATGATGAAGGTGATATTATAGAACCTTATAAAATTATACTAAAAAAACTACAGGAGACTAATTAACATGCACGGAGATTTAGAACCAGAGGAGCATCATTGGGGGGAGGATAACGACCCCCGATATGTAAATGATCTCTGGGAAGACATGGACCGCCTCAATGCTTTGTATGAGGAAATGATGTGGCCACATGATGATGTGCTAGAATTTATACCCGACCATGCAAATGATCGGATTATTATTCAAAACAAGTCTAGAAAAGGTTTATGAAGTACAATGAAAATGAGATCTTAAAAGAGGTCTCTGACTATATTAGTGGGACTTATAGAGGTCACTACTCCTCAAACAATGTTCAAACACTTGACTTGATTGATTCAGTAGGTGACGCAGAGGCATTCTGTAGGTCTAACATATTGAAATATGCCTCAAGGTATGATAGAAAGGGTACAGCACGTAAGGACATCGTTAAGATTATCCATTATGCTGTACTCCTTCTACATTTTAACGATAAGACTGCTGCAGCAAATGCTCTCCAGTCTACATCTACTCCTTTCTCCGTTGATTATGACAAGTAAATGACCGTATTATCCAAACCAACACTTGAAATTCTAAAGAACTTTTGTTCTATTAATAAATCACTTGTTATCAATCCTGGTAACAAGTTGAGTACACTAAGCATTAACAAGAACATTCTTGTGTATGCTGATGTTGAAGAATCATTTGATTCACAATTATCAATTTATGACTTGGGTGTATTCCTTGGTGGTCTATCTTTATTTGAGCAACCATCTATTGATACCTCAAGAGATAATTATGTTACTGTAAGTGACACTAAGGGTAGGTCTAAGACCAAGTTCTTTTATGCTGACCCTGACATCATTACTCAACCACCTGAGAAAGAGATTAGTCTTCCTTCTGAGGATGTTAAATTTAGGTTAGAGTCAACTGCATTACAACAGTTGCAACGTGCTGCAAGTGTTTATCAGTTACCAGATCTATGTTTGTTTGGTGATGGTGAGAAGATGAATTTGTGTTTGACTGATAAGAAGAATGATACTTCTAACACATATTCTATTGAAGTAGGTACGTCAGAAGATGAGTTCTGTTATTGCTTTAAGGTAGAGAACCTTAAGTTGCTTATTGGTGACTATAATGTTACACTAAGTAAGTCTAATGTTGCTCTCTTTCAAGGTGAGGGTATCAAATACTTTATAGCATTAGAACCTAATGCCTAGAGAAATTCCCACTAAGGATTATATGCAACCAGGTTGGGACTCTGGTCCTTATGGATGCCATCCATACCAACGTGGGAGTAAGCATAATCGCTATGGTATGTGGGTTATGTGGACTTACTATATTCTAATTACTTTTATGGTTATTAGATTAATCTTGGTTTTAAATACATGAATGATTTTTTATGGGTAGAGAAGTATAGACCTCAGAAAGTTGAGGACTGTATACTTCCTACAGATGTGAAGACCACCTTTAAGAGTTTCATAGAGCAAGGAGAGATACCAAATCTCCTACTCTCTGGTACTGCTGGAGTTGGCAAGACCACTATTGCGAAAGCATTATGTAACGAACTGGGGGCTGACTTCTATGTCATTAATGGATCTGATGAAGGTAGATTCTTGGACACTGTACGCAATCAGGCAAAGACCTTTGCTAGTACTGTTTCTCTTACTTCTACAAGTCGTCACAAAGTTCTCATTATTGATGAAGCAGACAATACGACACCCGACGTACAACTCCTCTTACGTGCCTCGATTGAAGAGTTCCAGAAGAACTGTAGGTTCATATTCACGTGTAACTTTAAGAATAAAATAATAGAACCATTACATAGTAGAACAACAGTAATTGATTTCAATGTCCGTGGAAAATCTAAACAAGCTCTTGCAGGTCAGTTCTTCGAGCGATGCAGAGACATCCTTACCAGAGAGGAAGTACGGTACAATGACAAAGTGGTTGCCACAGTTGTCCAGAAGTACTTCCCAGACTTCAGAAGAACACTCAATGAACTCCAAAGATATAGTTCAACAGGTTCTATCGATACTGGAATCCTCGCAGCGTTAGGTGATGCTAAGATAGATTCTCTTACAGAGTATCTAAAGCATAAGAAGTTTAATGATGTTAAGAAGTGGGTTACTCAGAATTTAGATAGTGACCCTACTGCTATAATGAGGAAACTATATGACAGTCTTTCTACTATTATGGAAGGACCAAGTGTTGCTGCTGCTGTACTTATCATTGCAGAGTATCAATACAAGTCTGCTTTTGTAGTAGACCAAGAGATTAACCTCTTAGCATGTTTAACTCAGATTATGTTAGAGTGTGATTTCAAATGAAGCAGTTGACAAATCCTAAGACAAATCATTATATTGCTTTTAAGAAGTATGTAATGTCAAGTGACATGCCTTGGTTTAAGTATAACAAACAGCAAGAGGATAACTATCATAATTATGATATCAAATCTAAATCTTTGTTTGTACATCCAAGAATGAATTTGGATAAGATGGGAGATGTTTCAACATTTATTTCACCATTCTTAGGAAGACCAACTGATGCTGAACCGTATCCTCATCCTCAAAATTCATTAGAATATATAGAAGGAGCTGTAAGAACTCTTAAAGAGATATTAGATTATAATAGAATAGAAGTTAATAGTTTTTTGAGAGTTGCTGCTAATATGGTTTATCCAGATCCTGATGTGGATACTACCTTTATACATGTTGACCATCATTGTCCACATAAAAATATGTTAGTATATCTAACAGATGCTGGAGGTGAAACCATTATGGAGAATGATTTCCATGATCCTGAAGAGGATGATGCAATTATTTTTGAAGGGTATCATACTCACAATGTACCCAAGACAAAGGCTAGAATAGTACTAGTCGCAACTTTCGTTTAATTATGACAGACAAAATTACTAAAGCAAGAAATCAAGTTAAGTCCAGATTCTATTATATCTTTTGGGGTCTTGCAACTCTATCAGTATTTACTGGACAACTATATGTTGGTTCTGGATATCGTCAGATGTCGAGATCTTTTAATCGCATCATGGATGCTATTGTAGTAGAAGTGGAAAGAGGATTCGGAAACTCACAGAGGTATTACTAATGATACAACATGGAAACTATGGAGGACTACCTCCCGAAGGACAACTTATTGCTGTTATCCTTGGACTACTTGCATTTTTAGTAGGGTATGGTTTATATCTTACGTTGGGGTCTGGTAAGAAAGACTTAAGAGATCCTATTGACGAACATGCTAAGATGCATGAACTAGGCATTGCCCACGGTCATGGTGGAAACAAAGAGGCATATGAGATGTCTGGTAAACTTAAACATACACATGATGAAGAATGAAATTAACTCAAGAAGTTATTGACAAGATTCAAGAAGCCATGCTACACACCAAAATGAATGGTGATATGAACTGGTTAGATGGTGATGAGATTGATGTGTGTCTAGGTGGCACATTTGCAGGAGATAAATTTATCTCTATAATAAACAGAACACGAAGCAACACTACTAAAAAATGAAATCTTTGAAAACTCCTCTTCGTTATCCAGGCGGGAAGTCTCGTGCTATCACAAAGATGTCACGGTTCTTACCAGAGATGAGTATGTATAGGGAGTATCGTGAACCGTTTCTTGGTGGTGGGTCTGTGGCTTTATACATGACAAAGACACATCCTCATCTACAGATCTGGGTAAATGATTTGTATGAACCTCTAGCTAACTTTTGGCAAACTCTACAACATGAAGCAGATGAAATTACGTCCAGACTCAGAACTTTTAAAACAGCATATCCAACACCAGACAAGGCAAAAGAACTTTTTTTGGAGAGTAAAGAATTGGTTGACGATGCCAGAGCCAGTCTCACCACTCGTGCTGTTAGTTTTTATATTGTTAATAAGTGTTCTTTCAGTGGTCTCACACAAGCATCATCCTTCTCAAAACAAGCCTCAGATAGTAACTTTAGTTTACGAGGCATAGAGAAGTTACCAGAGTATGCTAAGTTGATAGAGAATTGGAAGATAACTAATCTTTCTTATGAGAAGTTAGCAACTGATGATAAGAATGTCTTTACTTATTTTGACCCACCTTATGAGATTGGTGATAAACTCTATGGTAAGAAAGGTGAGATACATAAG